GATTTTTAGATCAGCAGTGTAGGAGTAGTCAATTAGATACAGATAACCAGCAGGATCTAACCAGTATTGTGACATAGTGCCACCAATACCTTCTTCAATATCTTTTGTTTGGCAGTTTCCAGAGAAGTCCTCACCCAGAGGATAAGAACTTCTGAAATAGTCAAACATTCCCATTATGCTACTCCATCAGCACTATCTACCCAATCACCTTTGATCTTGGGTTCACTTACAACATTCTCTTTGTAGTGAGCATTCAATTCTGCCCATTGTGCGTCACGCTCCTTAAACTTCTGGTATTTCTTTTCCAGGTCCTCATCCATAGTAAGTTCATACTCATCGCAGATCTTACGCTGATCTTCCTCACGCACATAATCATTGAAGACCAATGACATAGCACCAGAACGAATAGAAGCAGCATCCATGCCTACACATAGCATGAATTTCTCAAATAACCTGAAATACTGCCTGGCATTGAGATCTGCTGCTGGTGCAGTGATCTTGTAATGCTCTTCGGGGAGGAAGTCATCATCACCAATAGTAGAACCAAACCCACGATTATAATCATGAGTGTAGGTAGCGTCAAACTTAAATTGAACCTCTGCTTCGTAGGTCATCTAGATACTGCTCAATGTAGTATGCCTTGATAGTGTACCAGTCAATCATCGTGCTGTCAACTCGGGGAGCATTTCGTTACCTGGGTGATCGTTCGTCTTGCCACTGTATGCTTTCACATGTTGGAATAGACTATCATCGAGTTCTAACTCATCCCAGTATTTGTTGAAGACTAGCACACAGCATTTGTTCATTGGTTGCCTAGATCCAGGAGGATTAGGTCTCTCACTAATACAAATGGTGATGTATGCGTCATCTACAAATTCTATATATCCTTCCATATGATGCCATCTTACTTTGGCACCAGGTGATAGAGACTTGATAATGTTTCTAATCTCTAATGCTGGTGCTTCTGAGATGAACAGAGGAGTGGTCATACTTGCTTAAAGTTGGCGTTGATTAGGATTCTGTTTTTGTGCTTACTAGGTGAATGCCCAGTGTGCGAGTGTCGTCCGTTGAATGTTAGGAGTCTATTCTTTTTAGGTTGAACACGAACGATGTCGTGATCATTCTTGTCTCCCAGAATAATAGTGTCGCCATCAGTGTCGTTGACATAATAGATACACACCGTGTGAGGTTCTTTACAGTCTACATGAAAGTCATGACGATAACCCTCAGGATTATATAGTGTCATATCTGCTCTCACTCGTAGACATGTTTTGGCAGATACTTCATCCTGCATTCTTTGTACCAGTGGTGCAAAGTCAGGATCTCCATCATCAGTCAACCAATGGTTGAATCCATGTGCTTGTAACTGATTACACCCATGTGTGAGTGTGTGTTGATAGTACCATGGAAACTCCCACCCCATGAGTATATCATGGAGGTGGGCATGATACTCAACATCAAGAAAATCATCGATGATCCTCATGTCGGAGATGTAAGGAGGTCGCAATTTCATCAATCAATTTCCTTTTGCTTAGAGGAACTTCACCATACTTTGTATGATACTCTTTTTGAAGACTGAACAGTGCATGTTTGAGTAACACTTTCTGTTCCTCGGTCAGTTGTTGCGTTTTGAGAAACATGGTCATCGCAGGCAGAGAACCGTAACTATTTAACGGTCATAACCACCACATTGTAGCGAAACTCAACGGGTTGTCGATACCCTCTTTCTGAAATTAACATTAAGAGCGATGCGATACCCACTAGTGGGGGATGATGATGCATGTAGTACGTTACCATTGAATAGTAGCATCTTTCCACGCTCAGGTGATACTCTTAACTGACATCTAGGTTGGAAGATACTCATCTCGTGAGAGAAGAAGATAGTATCACCATCACTCTTGTTGACATAATATAATGCTGTCACATGTTCATCTTCAAAGTCTACATGTGGACAGTGGTGATCTAGTTTGTCAGGTAGTAGGCAACCAAGACGGACGCGATAAATATCACGAAAATCCTGACCAGCATCATCAGCAATTAACCTCAACGCAGATTCAAATAGGTCATAGTATTGTGAGACAGGTTCATAGTCCATCACCACAACATGTGAGAACGAACTATTATCAAACTTACCTTCATATGGTCTATAACCACCATCAGCAAATGTGGTCTCTTTGACAAGATACCAGGGAAACTGTTGTTGAGTAACTATCTCTTCAATCTGATCTACGAGTACATCAGGAAGAGGATGTGTCGAACTCAATAACATATTGTTTACGGTCGCTGGGTACGTCACGGGGATACATGCAAGGGATAGACATAGACAATCGCTTACCACCTGGGAATGGTTTATGGTAAGTTCTTGCTGGAATATACATGACATCACCAGGTGACAAGGTGACATCTAGGGCAATGTGTAACTCTTGCCCTGCTTTATCTGGGAGATATGGTTCATCTGTCATTTCGATCAGACCACTACATCTCTCCTCAAATACATTCCAGTGGGTCTCACCATCAATCTGACAAATAAAGTTTGGTGGTAGATCCCAGTGGGCACCAAATGACTTGCTGCCTGCCTTAGCACTACCAAAGATGTGTGCATCACAGTTACAATCAAACCGTGACTCAATGTTATTCAGCAGATTATCTACTGCTGGATTGTAATGACCATACTGCTCAATGATGAATGTATGTCCTTCATTGATTGCTTGGAATAGTTCATGCTTATGTGGCACACCCTTTTCATACCATACTTCAAACTTCTCAGGTAACATGAGACGACGACCCTCCATATTGAGGACCTGAGTTCTATAATACCATGGATTATTGAAACAGTGCGTGACTGTATCCCAGTTGACATATTGTGTGGGGTCAGGTAGAGCATTACGCCACACCTTTGGTTTGTCACCACATACAAACTCCTGAGGATTCAGGAAGGGTAGCATTAGTACGTCCATTCATTCTCCGTGGGGTCATTAGGGAAACCAGCAAAGTTCATGCTGAAAGCAATACGCTCACACTTGGTATTTGGTTGTGTTCTATGCATCAACCAGGAGGGGAACATAACATACTCATGCACACCCATGCCCATAGTCTTCCAGTCATAGTTATAACCACACTCGCGTGACCAATCATCATATGGTGCATCAAGTGGGCAGTGTCTGAGTATATGTTCTAGTGGATTCCTAAACTGCAAGTGACCACCAGCATTATCCTTTGACCAATAGTATACCAATGACACATGTGATTTACCACGTCCATTGACATGACAATGCTCACCTGTACTATCACCTTCATAGTGTAAGTTTGCCCACATGCTATCCATATACATGTGATAATCTCTACGATAGTGAAGAGTATTCACCCAGTAGTCTTTAACATCATCCAAGATGGGTAGTGTCAACCAATCAAATGCTACATCTTCAAACAGATTAGCACCACCAGGTAAGTTAGCAGTAGTTTTACCTGATTCTAGTGCCCATGTATTTTCTTTTGCCTGATCAAAGTAACGCCAGAGGACTTCATTAGTCTCCCTCTGTTGTATCTTAGTCGGGACTATAAATCCGCGCCTGATGGGCACGGGGAACAAGTTTAGATTCATGCTCTTTAATGATTGACATCATGTCATGACGTGTACGTTGAGGAATAAAGTTAAACGAGATACTAATACGATCCTCTTGTGTCATGTTCTCTCTCACACCATGTGCTTGCCATGCTGGGAATAGCATTAGTCTACCAGCAACAGGTGGATATGACCATGTTGAGTGTGTATGTGGCACCTCTGCTGTACTCATATCCTCAGATGTTCCCACTGAGTGTAACACATAACCCTCAGTAGCATCACGATGGAAGACTAGTCTACCACAATCACCTTCGGGCACCTTGACATAGAAAGCACCAGACATCACAGCACCAGGATGTGTGTGAACCTCATTATATCCACCATGGTTGTTGATGTTTATCCAAGCATTTGCATACTCAATGGTAGTCCATGGTGTGCCATATGACTTGAATGCTTCTATTGCTTTCTCCTTGATAATGATGAGGAGTTTTTGAAACTCATCACCTTCAAGTTCTTTGTCATTGATAACCTGTTCACCCATAAAATCGGGGGACTGATAGTTCAGTACACCCCGATTGCTACGGTCCTTGCCTTCCATAGTATTGGCAACGTTGTAGACAATGTTCTCCATCTCTTGAAGATCAATGTCTAGATCCACCCACCAGATAGGACTGGGGAAAATATAGTCTAGGTTCATTACTTCACTGTGTTCAGGGCATCTGAACCAGCGTTATCAGACTCCCAGTCAGCATACTTTTCGTAACCAGGACGTGTGCGTACTTTGATCTTACGCTTTGCTTCAATCTCTTCCTGAATCCAAGGTTCTGCTTCTTCTTTTAGAACAAGAGTGCGGAACAGATTAAGAGTTTCGAGACCACCTTCGATCTTAACAATCTCATCACGCAGATTATTCATCTCAGTGAAGTCAATTCGTGTCTCTTGTTCATCGAAGTTCATGCTAGACAGAGATGCATTGAAAGCAGTGTACTTTTCATACTTCGTACGATGCTGATAGATAAGATTGCGCCAGAGATCTTCCAGCGACTTGACTGCTTCCTCAGGACTATCTACTTCTTCAATGGTTTCAGGTTCAAACTCAGGAAGACCTTGCACATCTTCAAGCAACTCAGACATAATTACTCCTTGTAAATTGTTTCCTTTTGGTACTCATACGATGATGGTAAAGTCATGCACCAATCATACATTTCTTTATTCCATCTGTCAATCTCTTGCTCTGCACCTTGCAGAGCAAACTCGTCACGCACTGGTGACAATCCATTCTGTAATCGTTTTAGTATCAACGTGTGATTATTTAGCGGATTAAATCCCATACCAGCACCAACATAACGTAGACCATCATTGTGGGCAGGATCACCAATCCATTCATACGATACATGCTTCTCACTACTATATCTCACGAAGAGATTGTCTAGTTCTGCTGTTGACATATCATACTCTATTTCATTAGCAACATACTTCCAGTATTCTGTCTGTTTGTTAGAGAAAGCATAGTGGGCAGCAATGAAATTCTTGAATCCTTCAATCTCTAAGTCTGCTACCAAGTTGAGCATATCCACCTCAACCCTAGGCACAAAACCATCGCGACCAGCAAGGTTATTGCATAGTCTAATGATCTGTTCGTGTGTAGTAAGTAGACCAGTTGCTTCTAATGGTTCAACAAAACAATTAGACAATCCTACTGCACATACATTTTTGTGCCATGACTTCTTATGCTTACCATTTCTGAATGGTACATGCTTGAATGATCCGATATTGTCAGCACGTTTGATACCTCGTGTGCGAGCAACATAGGCATGTATATCTTCTTCTGCTTTCTCTTTGGTAGAGAATCCAGATGAGTATACATATCCACAACCAGATCTCTCCCACAGTGGAACATCCCACACCCAACCATTCTCAATGGCAGTACAGTTTGTGGTATTGGTTACCTCTGTCTCAGGATCTTCGTGTGGTAGATGACATGTTACTGCACTGTCATTGAGTAAACAACCACCAGCATCTACATGGAATGATTCAAAGGGAACACCCATGAAGTTTTCAAGTAGCAATGACTTGAATCCCGTGCAGTCAATGTATAGATCATACTCTAATCGCTGCCCATCAGTGGTAATCAGTGACGTGATATATCCACGCTCATCCTTCTCACACGAAGCAACATCACCCTGCATATAGTTGAGTCCTTCACAGTAGTTGTTCTTCAACCACTGTCCGAACTTGATTGCATCCATATGGTATGCAGTATCAGCATCATGATTCCAGTTATCATCCTTGCCTGTTAGTTTATTATTCCAAGCAAGATGACCCACAGCATTGTGTGAGCGAGCAAATGTATCACGACTGAACTTATCTGGTTTGCGTAGATTCAGAGCAAACCATGACATCCATCCATGAGGATAATTCTGATTGATGATGGGTTGTGCTTTACCAAACGGGTAGTCCCAAGTCTCACCCTGCTGGTAGAAATCATTGAATCTAATGTTTACTTTGTATGTGGATCCTGTTTCCTTCATCCACATGTCATCCTTCAAGTCAAGGATGGCAAAGAAATCATTAATCTGACCAAGTGTAGACTCTCCCACACCAATGATGGGATAGTTCTTACTCTCAATCAGTGAGGTTTTAATATGAGGACAGAGTTTCAAAAGGGCGGCAGCGGTCATCCAACCAGCAGTACCGCCCCCTACGATGAGGACATTACGAATGTGCATAACAATTAATTACTCTGCATATTTGCCGATCTTAAATTCTTGTTGAACATCATCAGACATCTGATCAACAGTCCACCATGCAGGCATAGTTTCATCGTGAGGGAATGGTTCATCAGGTACAATTTTGTTACCCTCAGCATCATACTCTACCTTAGGCATAGTTTCCTTCACATTATTGATGTGCTTGAAGAACTCACCTTCTTGGTTAAGTGTACCATTCTTGATGTCATTATAGATCATCGAGAGTTGTTCACCAGGATCACCATATGCTACCACACGAAGTGTTTCAGCGTCGTGATGTACGAAGTCAGGGATCCACTCACCGAGTTCAAGTTTCCACATATTAGTGGCATCCTCGGGAATGTCAACCCACTTCATACTAGCGCCAGGACCTGTATAGATCTCAAACTCATCGCCTTCTTCTACTATGTCTGTGATAAATCCGTCAGCGCGGACAAGTGCTCTTTTCATTGGTTTAATCGAATTCGTAGACTACAACAATACCCTGGCGACCGTCACCACCACGCTCGGAGTTACGACCAGAGGAACCGCCAGCACCGTAGGCAGCGTGCGCTCTGTGACGCTGTGCCCATTGTTGCTGTCTGTGTGCGGTCGGTGCAGAACCACCCCAGAAGGATGTTCCACCATGACCTAGACCAGGAGGGTTTCTGTGCCCTTGACCCGATCCACCATAGATTCTAACAGAACCTTGGTTAGGACTGCCACCAGTAGCACCCTCGTGCTGCTGACGACGGTTTGCACCCTGTCCACCACCAGATGAGCAGTAGTTACCGAAGGATGATGTGCCACCGTTACCACCGCGACCACTATAATTAGTTCCACCACCGCCACCACCAACGGTGACAGAAATAGAGTTGATGTTCTCAACGTTGACGATAGTCTCAGTGTGAGCACCTGCACCAGCAGACTCACCATAACCTGATCCACCGCCACCGCCAGCAGTACACTTCACCCAGATACGCTTAATCCCACTGGGTTTGTTCCATGTGTTGTTACCATTATACACGGAAATGGACTTAGGTCCACCACCAGATTGAATGGTTGCCCATGACATAGTGCTGCCATTAGTTGACAAAAACTTACCTGATTGCCCAGACACTGACGGGATAACCTGTGCCGAAGAACCAGAAATTGTTCCGTTGATAACGATATTGCCAACGGTAAGAGTACCGTTCACAGTAATAGATCCAGAACTGAGGTTAAGACCACCAGAACCAGACAGGTCTCTAATAGAGGATACTTTTAGGGTACTCATTGATTACTTGTCTCCTTCGTTGTTATTTATATCAAATGAATTCGTAGACTACGACGATGCCCACACGACCATCACCACCACGCTCACTGTTCTTACCAGATGATCCACCAGCGCCATAGGCAGCATGTGTTCTATGTCTCTGTGCCCATTGTTGCTGTCTATGGGATGTTGGAGAAGATCCACCCCAATAAGAGTGACCACCGTGTCCTAGACCTGGGGGATTTCTATGACCCTGGGAAGATCCACCATAGATTCTAACTGAACCTTGGTTAGGAGTTCCACCATCTGCACCGCTATGTTGTTGCCTACGGTTTGCTCCCTGACCACCACCTGATGAACAGTAGTTACCAAATGATGACGTTCCACCATTGCCAGCGCGACCACTATAATTAGTCCCACTACCAGCACCACCGACTTGAACACTAATCGAGTTGATGTTTGCGACATCTACAAAAGTCTCCGTGTGAGCACCAGCGGCACCAGATTCACCATAACCTGATCCACCACCACCTCCACCAGTACACATAACCCAGATACGTTTTACACCACTAGGTTTGTTCCAAGTAGAGTTACCATTATATACAGAGATCGAGTTAGGGATGCCGAGGTTAGTTGCATTACCTACCCACGAGATGGTAGAACCGTTTGTGTACAAATAGTTACCTGATTGTCCACTCTGTGACGGAATGATATAACCTGAGGATCCAGTAACATTACCATTGATAACAATCGCACTAACAGTAAGAGTGCCGTTAGCAGTAATCGCTCCGTTCGAGAACGACATACCGCCTTGATTGTTCAAGTCCTTAACTTGTGCGACTGATAGTCTAGTCATCTGTGTTAATCATTCCTCGTTTGTATTTATGTCTCAGCGGATCCATAATGTAGCGTGTGAGATATAGTACGCTTCATCAGACTGACCTTGGTCGAGATCAGTTCTTTGGTAGATTCGGATAGAACTATCAGTATGTGGTTGCCATCCCGAATCAAAGTCAACATAACCCATTGTGGGGTCATTACTACCATTCCAAGGTTCGTATGAGTAGTCTATGTTATTAACAAAGTTAATTGTAGCACCATAACTTGTACTAGGACTATCAATGTAATTTCTATTCCAAGTTTTTCTCCAACTAGCATAAGTTCGTGTACCTGAACCCGAATTACCTGTGGTTATTCTAACTTCATTATATTCATTATCCCACGAGTCCACAAGGTGATACTTAGCAGTATACTTTATTTCAGTATGACCTGGTATACCACTTAGGGTAAGTTCATATGTTCTAGGAGAACCACCCCATCCATGAATCCAAGAGTTACCAAAGGGTCCAAGTTGTGTCATATTATAAACTTCACTGTAATTCCAGTTCCCAATACCAGCACGAGCATCAGTACCTTCGGAATACCAAATTCTCTCACCACTACCGCTAGCACCAAACAAAAGTATTTTATTCGTTCCAATAGGCATGATTAAGCAATATCGTATTGACCTTGTGTAACAAAGACATTCCAAGTCGAACCTTCAAGGTAGAAGAAGCAGTTGTAAATATCATAACCAGCACCATTAGAAAATGCCGATGGTCTGATCATAGTAGCAGTGGAACCATTAACTTGGAAACCAGTAATATATCCACTGCCGTTTATCTGTCTCTTAATAATTTGTGCAGTGTAAACAAATCCAGATTCATTAGGTACATTTTGAAAGTTAACAGTAAAGTTACCGTTGTAATTAGTTGGGTTCTCAGTTGAGAAGACCGTCGCCATACTATGATCTAATGCGACAGTACCACTAACAGAGAAAGACATATGTCTTTCTTTCGTCTGTCCAAACTCAAATGTAGCACCAGGGACTAATCTGAGGTGATTGTTAATAGCAGCGTTGTCGAAGTATCTGTATGTCCCAAGATCTTCGTCAGCACCAATCAATGTCCATGTTGCACCATTCTCAATGGTAACTGTAAAACCATTAGAGATGGTAATTGGAGCAGCAGAGAAACCGTTACTGTACTCTACACCACCATTAGCACTAGGACCAATGATAATGTTCTCACTAATCGTGGTTCCGTTAGTTCTAATAATAGAATCTTCACCAACGGAAGGACCACCACCACCTACATCATCCCAACCAGGTGTACCAGGTCCCCCTACATCAGGCAGATAACCTTGGAACATTCCCTCAGTGGTATTGAATATAATAGTTCCAAGGGGAACTGTACCCAATGCATTGATCTGTGTCTGGTTGAGATTAGGCAGGTTGACTTGCTCTGTAACTTGTAGAGCGGTAATAACTGCTCTGGTTACAGCATCAATCTGATTGCCTATAATTTTGGTGGTCATTTATTTTATTCGGAAGGTTTTAGATAACAAGTTCACGAATATGGATGGTGTCACCAGTTGCAGGAGGTGTAGCGACAGAGAAGTCAACAGCGTTACCTGTTACTGTATAGTCTGTGCCAGGGATCTGTGCAACACCATTAAGGAATACCAAAACAGAGAATGCAGTGTGTCCAGGTGAGATACCAAACGTTTGTGTGGAACCATCACCACTATATGTCACACCGCTATTGCCATTAGCAATACCAGTTGCTAATGAATATTTATCAGCGCATCCATACTTACCAGTAACATCAATGTCACCATCAAAGTATGTGTTACCACTGATCTTCAAGCGGTTAGATGCATCAGGTGCCATACCAATACCATAGTTGGTAGTGCCACTGAATCTGTTAGATGTGATCGGAGTGGTATCACTCAGACCAAACTTGTACCATGTACCAGCATCATAGACCCAACCAAGTGATTGACCAGGAACCCAATCAATGTTATAGCAGATGTCTCCACTATTAAATGCAAGACCAGAATCAAGATCAGGCAGACCAGAACCTAACTCTTCGGCAAGGAATGTCTGCCTCAGAACAGTACCATCATCGTTCGAGTAGGTAAAGTTCAGAGACTGAATCTGATTCTGTGAAGTAATCTTCTTCTGGAAGGTTACAGGACCTGAGAACACAGACTCCAACTGGTTAGATGCACCACCGATAACAGTAAGTTTATCAGTCAGCACCAACTCAGAGAAGGTTTCAATCGTTGTACCTTCTTCACCCAACACATTCAACTGTGCAATATCTTCGTTAGTGATCTGACCCGTAACAGGGTTAATCACCTGGTTACCAACGAACAGTTCACCGTCAGAGTTCACACCAGAGTAGTATGCAACACCTGCTGCTTCTTTGAGTGACTGTGACAATCTAACCTGCTCAGGTGAGAGAACCTCAACCTGGGTAGATGGGAATGCTGTTGAGTAGTTACCAGGACCGAAACCAAGATACTCAAACGTGTGACCAGATGCACGAAGAATAGAATAACGACGGAGTTCAATACTCAGAGGAGCGATAGAACCATCAGTGTTGAGTTTCAGAGGAATCTTTCTATCTTCCTCATCACCCAGACGTGCAGTCACGACAATGTTAGACAGAGTATTTGTTGTGGTGGTATAACCAAGGTTGTTGTTTCCTTCAAGCAGGAAGAACTGTGCAGTCTCCTTAGTAATAGACAACTGAGTGTCTTCGTTAGGAGTAGGAGTTGCACCATCAGTAGTTTTAACCAAACCCAGAACCTCATTGTCTGCAATAGACACAGCGGCAGCAGGGTCAGCAACAGGGTTATCTCTGTCGAATGCAGGATAGATGTCTACTGTCTGTTGAGAGAACTCAAAGTCATCAAAGTTAGAGGTGATGGGAGATACTGACGCAGACAGAATTGTAAGGTAGTAGATACCATCAGTCTCACCAATCACGAACTCTTGGAATGTCTCTACGTCATACACATAGTATGTTTTAGAGTATGCAGGTGAGTTAGTTTCAGATGATCTGGGTTGCAGTACGAAACCAGTAATCGGAGGACGAGGAATCGGGAATGCATCCTTATCCAAGACATAACGGAAACGATAGGTTCTGTCAGTCAGATCACGAGCATCAGGTACACGACGTATAAAAGTAGTAGGAGTAAATCCAAGGTTCTGATACAGCGAGTTTGCTTGCAGTGTGGTGTAGATAGTATTGTTAGCGTTATCTACTTGTAGATACCACTGACCACGGTTTGTATCATACTTGATTGGACTCTCATCATCACCTGCTCTTGTGCCAGTTACATCAGGACCAGAGGGTGAGATGTCAGCATAATGTGTAGTTGGTTCAGACGCGCCAGCAGCAACAAGTGCTACATATACTCTATCAGGAGTATTAACATCATCACGTCTTGCACCAATAGTGTAACCTTGAATCTTGCTAGGTGGTCTACCTAATTCAGAGGTGTAACCGTATAAGTACAGACGCGAGTTATCTGCTTCTGCTCGGGTGGCGTTGATGTCGATAGTAACCCAGTTAATCGAGATTTCATCAACGTCATCCAACGACTTGGGTGGGATAACGTGAGTAATTTGTCCCGCTTTGTCCTTTGTGAAGGCAGTTGCTTTGAAACCTTTGGATCGCAAGGATGTATTTCCGAAGTTACTATTACTGTTGGTAATAGAAAGGTCACCACCACTATCAGCGAAGAAGTGATCACCAAATCCCACAGCGAACACAGACACAACCTGAATGAATGAATCATTGGATGCCTTAATGTGCGCGTGACGCCATCCCTTACGGTACTCAGCAAGACCATTAATGTGTGCGCCAGATCCTGCTGCTTGTGGTTCATAGTTTCCAGAGGAAGGGTTATAAACTACAAATGCTCGGTCATCCTTTTGGAGGGAGATACCAGTGAACTGTGCAACCACCATCGATTTGAAACCAGTTGCACGCGAACCATCAGCGTGCATACCATTGATACCCCACACAGAACGTAGGGACATGTTGAACACATATGGTGACGCAGAGTCAACCGTGTCAATCTCAACTTTAACGAGGATGTTTGAACCGATAGCATTACCTGAGGGTTCTGCTGACATCTGATAAGTAAACTGGTTACCCTGTGCAGATGTTACCAGGAACGATCCATTATAGAGTAGTTTATCCTGCTCAGTAGGACCATTAACGCCAGATATATTAACAGCGACACCCACGGAGAATCCATGATTCTTCGGGTTACCGATCTCGTCAACAGTAAACGCCGTAGCAGTTTGTCCATTTCTGATAATCTGCGAGACAGCAAATTCGTCCGAAATCGGACCCACAATTCTGTTTTCTTCGATTCTTGCCTGCAACTGGTCCTGTGCAACCACACCAGAGGAGTCAGGAATCGTAGCGTATGCTTTCGAGATCTTCTGGTAGTACAGGTTCAGATCTTCTACGTTAGCAAACTCAAAGCAAGTAAGTTTGTGGTGAGAGAAGTTCGGTGCAATAGTTGCAATGTCATCACCACGATAGTAGACACCATTGGTATCACCATCAAAGAAAGATGCCTGCCAGAAGTAACAACCACCAGTTAGGTTAAAGATCGCAGAAGCAGTAGGTTCATTAGTAGCAGTAATACCGAGACTACCCTGTACTGTGGGATACGGGACATATTTTGGAATGAACTTGGTTCGACGTAGGTCCGAACCAACAACAGAAGCACCACGAGGGACAATAATACCACCGCGAGTTGAATTAAACCTATAAAGAACATTGCTACTACTCGTCAGGTCAAAGTTAGTGTTAGCATCAAACGGTTGAACATCATTGTAATCTGTTACCCCAGGTCTATTATCTAGAACGTAGTCAGAAGGATACAGATAGATCGAGAATGCGTCGAATTCGTCATTACTCAGACCAACACGATAGGAGAATCGTGCCACTTCAAGAAACGCACGTTGTAATGTCTTAAACGGACGCAGTGCCGAGTTACCTCGGTTATCATATGCGTCCGATGCATCGAAGTCGTCAGGGTTGACGTAGATAATACGTCCAGTCCTAGACGTGATGATATTTTTAAGACGAGTTAGTGCCATTTATCGGGATTCCGTACTAGGGTCGCGGTTAGTCTCAGGACTATTTATTAAGGGGCAGCAGCACCTGCACCAGCGTCGTCACTATCACCCTTGCTGTTCAGAATAACTGTGTAATCCTCAGATGCAGTCTCAAAACCAGATACACCGTAGGAAAGATCAGCGGCAGATGAATAAACTAAAAGATTCTGACCAGGACCAACAACAATGCCCGTGATCTTATCATACTGATTAGCAGCAACGGATACATCATATGAGATGTAATCTTCTGCATTGGTATATGTGCTAGCAGTAGCACCTGCCTGATCACCAGTACCAATACCATCGACAGCAAAGGTAAGGTTAGCAGCACCACCACCACCAAGAACAGCGTCAGTAGCAGTCAGAGTTTCTCCATCAACGTAGTTCTTACCACCGTTCAACAGAGTAACAGTAGCAGCACCAGATCCATCGACTACAATAGAAACACTACAACCAGTTCCACTACCACCAGTAGGAGATACAGTGTAAGTACCAGTAGAGCGTGATGGATCAGCAGCGGACACAGTATCAATAGCAAGAATTTTACCAGTGACAACCTCTGTCATGAGGCGGTTGGCATTAGTAAGTGTCGGTGTATCGTAGAATTGATCACCAACAGCGAAAGCAGCAGAAGCACCATCAAGAGAGATCTTCAATACGTTGCGTGCTTCATCAAAGTCATGCACATAACCCCAAGAACCAGATGTAACACCAGATGCCTGAATAGTATAAGTCGTGCCACCAAGTGTAAACTGGTCAGCAGCAGCAAATGCCTCATCACGCAGTTGATAGATATAAATCTCTTCGTAAGCAGGCGTCAAAGATGTTGCAATAGAATAACCATATCCAGCATTATCATCAGCGGTGTTTGCAACAGCAGGTTCGGCATATGCATATAGGTTTAGCGCAGTTGCTTCGGTAACTTCAATTTCAAGATAACCATCAGTTCCAGCAGTACCGCCCTTAGTAACACCAGTAGTATATTCAACACCAGTCAAACCTTGTGTACCATCTTGTTCTTCTGACAGTCTAAATGGGTGACCAGTGTTAGATACATCACTCTGATCGTAGCGATAAGTTCTTTCATTATCGATACCAGCAACAGTATCTCCTTCCAGGGGGAGAACATAAGGACCAGCAATATCATCCTGAGAGAGAATGAAACGGTCTACGTTTTCGATGTCATTAGAACCCTGAGAGAAGTTCAGATCAATAGTTGCAGAAGATGTACCGCCAGCAACTGATTCTGCTTCTGTGAACCAGTTCAGATAATAGTCACCAGAGTCAGTAAGTTGAGTGATAGTACCACCATCAGTGTGGTCAACAGCAGATGTACCATACTGTCCACGTTCGACCGTAAGATCATTACCAGCAACAGCAGAGACAGCAAGAATCTCGTTGTTAATTCTAATGAAAGAACCTTCAAGGAAACCAGTTGCATCAGTTACTGTCAAAGTAACATCAGCAGCGGCAAAAGTAGCACCCTCGTTAATTGTTGTAGTGGTTGCAGAGTCGATGAAGGACTTAACGTATGTACCAGCAGGGATGGCAGAGGCAGTTGTGCCATACACACCACGAGTAACAGTAAGTTCGTTGTTTGCAGTATTAATACCAGAGGGATCAATCTGAATAATCTCAGTACCTGTTGCTATGGGAGATTCAGATACAAACAAAAGTGTATTATCAGCAAGACCTGTGTTACGAGATACGTTGACAGTCGTTGCACTATTGCTTACATCAGCAGTAGTAAGATAAAGAAAACCTGTAACGGAATCAAAAGCACGAAGTGTACCAGTCACACCAGAGAATGCACCTGTGATAGTCTCACCAAGTTGATAGATACCAATCAAGTTATCAGGCAATACTTCAATAGGATATACTTTGGCAACCTGCACATATCTGTTGATGGTAGCAGTATCTTTGTATACATCCAACAACTTGGCATTAGCACCATTGATACTTTCAATTACAGTACCAGGTATAGCATCAGCAAAGGTAATGCCAGGTGCAATTTTTAACTTATACGAACTAATTGGATTACCTTTGCGAAACTTATACTGAGACGGCCAATCGCCATCTAGTGTAAGAATCTGGTCATAGTCTCTCAGAGCAGCACGATAAGTAGCGGCGCTACCGCTCTGATTAGCAACAGTCAACACAGTTGATGCTGTTGATTCAATATCAACTCGATAGAGTTCTGTATTAGTAGTGGCAGCGGGTTTGGACGCTGCAAGTCTTCCTGCTGTCATTTGTTAATTACCATCCTGCCTGAAAAAATGATTGGAGTCTAAGTTGCCCACCAAGTACGGGAGCAGCGATTGCACCACCGAAGCTAACACCCAGTGCTGCTGTGTTGTTAGTGGAAAGAAGTGTTGCGTCGCCGTTAGGGAACTGAATTGTAACTTCTTGGTCAATGTTTGATAGATCAATGTTGATCAAACCATTAAGATCATTAGGATTATTAATCCTCATGTCTTCCATTGTTTTGTTAACAAGCGTTTGCGTTGCTAACTCAGAAACAATAACATTGGCGTCAGTTCCATTATTTAGAGGTGCAGCAAGAGAACCTTCGGGGAATGTCCACTGATAGTTTGTGTTGTCATTCAGGTTGCCAAGGTTGAATGTAATCTTCTTGGACGACTCCGCAGCGTCCTCAAAGATAGCACCTTTATAAACTTTGTTAGTAAGAGTTTGTGTTGATGCTTCACCAACAACAGTAACGTTCAAGTCGGGGAACGTAACAGTTCTATTACTAGTGAGAACACTAGAATTAAAGATTACATAATGAGTAGGATCATTCTCATCAGTAGAAGGAGTGTTTGAGAACGTGGGATTAACCATGTTCTTGTTATACACATCCTGCTGTGTCACATCATCCAACAGTGTGGACTGTGAAACAGCAACACCAAAGTCAGGTAGACGATAAATGTGCTGACCAGGTGCATCCCAAGCATCAGTCTCAAACTTAGCAATCTTAGATACATCAGTAGAACCTGTGATGCTAAGATCAGAGTCTTTGATGATGATAGTCTTGTTCGTAATAGACTGATAGGTATCAGTAGCGACGAACGTTGTGACTGTATTTGCACCAACCGAAGGGAAGTCGAATCGCTTCGTACCACCTGCGGTAGACACAGTATCTACATTAAAAACAACTTTCTTGGCGGCATTTTGATCACCGACAAAGAAAGTTGCAGAGTCTGTAAACTGCGCTTGACCAGTAACACTGAAATATCCAGAACCTTGTGGTTGAACAAACAGGTTTGCATTAGCAGCAGCACTGTCTTGAACCGCCATTCTAATGGTAGAAGAACCATCAGAGTTAGGATTTCTGGTTTGATACAATGACGCACTACCAAATGTAATGCCGATTTCATTGACTGCCGATTGGAATAAACCAGTGTCTCGGTCCAAGTCAAACGCCAGTCCTGGCGCTGATGCAGATCCCGCAGAAATAGATCTGAAAAGTTGATTAACCTTAGACTTCCTGTTAGGGATCAGCGGGTCCGAGATAACAATCGGGAGAATTGCTTCCCCCGTTACCAGTTCATCAGCAATCGTATCAAGTTGTGATATTCTTTTAGTACCCACTGAGACTCACTTGGCGCTGTTCTTCCCTGTTATTTATAAGGTAACATCTCTGTGTCCTTTCATTAATGACATGACATCTGTATAGCGATCAGCATGTCGCTGATGGTACTCTCGCGCTTCGTCAAGTTCTGCCAAAAGTTCCTCATAGAACTGACGTGGACTGACATCCTCATCATTAAAGTAATCATTGATGCAGTCAGCAAGACGGTCCCTACGCTGTTTAGCGTAGATCTTGTTGTTGAATTCAACAGGATCAGGACTGACGATCTTAGGTGCTCCTTCAACGGTAGCATCTTTGAGGATTTCTTCGTAGAATCTGTCGTCGGTCATCATGGTGCTTCCTTCACACGGACCTCAGTAGTATAGGCAGGTTGGGCAGATTTGTCAACCCTGTCCCAGTGTCTGATCACCCCTGCCACAATGAAACAATTAGTGATAAGGTAAGTGAGAAGTATAAAAGTCCGTATGATAGCCACTGAGTCTGCCTCTCGTTCATCTCTTCCCTCCTTTTGACCTAGTGCCTTTGCCCAGATTCTCCACATAATTTTCTCCAAAGCCTGATGTCGGACTTGAACCGACGACCTACGGTTTACAAAACCGTTGCTCTATCCAGCTGAGCTAATCAGGCACATCTTGATAATTCTCAATGAGTTCAGACATCTCATAGAGAATCGGATGCATCTCCTCAGCAATCAGGTAGTCCGACCATCTATATAGGTCTTCCATCTTAATCTGAGGATTGGTGTTTGCTTCGGCAATAACATCACCGTCATGGGGATCAAACCCTTCATCCTCAAAGGTGAAGGGTAGTCCATTGATCATGAAGACGTTTACTATACATTCACATGAGTCAAGATAACAAAAAGCGTTACTTACTTTGTACTTCATGTGCTTCCTCTGCCATTAACTTGGCGATACGATAATCAATAGCGGCGAGTGCTTTTGAGTATGTGTCTGCCTTGTTACTATGTAGTGTGGATCCATCTTCATAGGCAAGAAGTGTATAGTGCCATTGGCAATCTATATCACTGAACCACAGTTTAATATCAACTGTTAAGTTCCTTCTGCATGTTGCTGAGCTCCTCATTGACATACTGTCGTACTCCTGCTGGGTCGGGTTGCCATCCCTCTGGCATGGGGAGGGGTGGGTTGTTAGCAGTCTCGATAACTTCGAGTGCTTTTCTGTACTCAGGGACGGGGACCATCAAGACAGCTGGTTTGTTGTCCTGAGTGATCTTGATTGTATGACCTCTTTCAACGAGAGTCAAGCAGAAGTCAAAGTTTTCTTGAATTTCTTCAAGTTTTACTTCGATGATCTGTGCGTTCATATCAGTTAAAAATGTAGGTACGCTCGTCAGAGTCAAGTCGCTCTTGGAGGAAGGAACTGATGGTAGCGAAACCCTCAGCACCGTCTTCATTCCACTCGAACTGGACAGACTCTTGGTAACCACAGTCATCTTCAACGACGATCTTACGCTCGTTGAAGTGGATGTAGGCGTGGTTGATGAAGGAAGGAGACATCATTAGTTCAACATGACAGGGAGACCATAGATTTGGGTGGGACCGAGGGCACACCCAAAGGCAGCAAGACCAGTACCACACCCGTGAGAGAGTAGACCGCTTGTCACCTGATTAACAATAGCACCGCTACCCGAGGTTACAATCTCACCTATGCCACCTGTCGGAGTGGCCACCAGTGTCATGTGTGCGCCAGCACTGGAACCAGTCACGATGTCTGCCATACCAGCAGAAGTGGAGGTTCCGAGTGCCATACGAACATGCATTGAGGGGGAGACGGATCCAGGGGGCACGTCCATCGTAATGTCAACGATGGAACCATTGACCAGACTGTATGAACCAGTGAACACTGGCATGGTCTGGAAAATTGCGATGACATCCATCCTACCACATTGCATGAAGGATGTGATCCATGATGCTTCGTTGACGATCTCACCAGTTGCTTTGTTGGTGATAGCAGTAGCAGAGGTGTGGACATCAGGGGCATCCAGAGTGATACCCGAGACACCATTGAGTTTGACCTGGTTACCATGAATGGTAACATCACCGTGATATGCGATAGCGTGGTCACCTGCCTTAGTTTGGAATGACTTCGCTTCTTTCTCTCCTGCTTGGAGATCAACGTTCTTAGATGCATCGCTGAAAGACTGGAATGCACCCTGAACTGCTTTCAGTGCAGCATCACCACCTTCTTGGAAGTTTTCTTCCGCTGCTTTGGTCCACTGGTTATCATCTTGGTTCAGAGCATTGTCACCCTTACCTTTTGCACCAGCGCCAGCACCATTACCTGTGTTCTCGTTAAAGGATCCGTTCACTTCCAAGTGGAAGTCACCCATCACTTTAAGATAGTAGTCACCTTCAATCGTGTGAACCAGGTTGTTCTTGACGTTCTGAATCAAGTCACGACCAAAGATCGCGGTTTCATTACTAGGAACGTTCTTGTGAACATTACCACGCTTATCTTCAAACGTAGTAACACCACCAGGACCAGAACGGATGCGCTTCTCCTTCCCAGGTGTAGCATCATCAATGTCTCTGGCACCATTCAAGAACAGTTTAGTTTCCATGGCATAGGTGTTGATGCCTTGGAAGAATGAATCGAAGTAGTTACCTCCTGTTCCTTCTTCACTGAAATTAGTACAATCGTCACTGGTGTTACCACCAGGACCAGCAAGGGCAGTACCAGGATCAGAACATTCGGTGGTCCCCAATAATGGTAACCACCCTGTCGCTTTCGGTTTTCGTGCGCTCCTTCCACAATCAATGAACGATGCAATGATGTCTACGATCATTGCAATGATATTCAGAATGTTTGTAAAACCTCCTTTAAGAAGAGCAGTAAAATCCAACTGCATCAACTTCTGCACAGAAGTTACAATATCGGAAAGTTGACCGATTGTATTGATTGCTTTGATGATAGTATTGAAAATCTTAGAGATCGATTTCAGTACCTTACAGATCGCTTTCTGAATGCCTTGAATTGCCTTGGTAACATAATCAGTGATCATCTTGAAGACTTGGTTGATCGCATTGGTAACCAAGTCCATTATCGTGTCAACAAAACTTCCTAGACTACTCATTATACTTCCTATGGCACTGAGCCACCCAGGAACTGGTCGGCAGAAAATGTTCTGAATAATGTTGGTGATGATACTGATGATGGTAGTAATCACCGCCAGAGGGATGATACTAGCAAGTTGCGTGACAAAGATATCGATTGCTTCTCTTAATTGCTGAGAAAGTAGTTCCTTCAACGGTGCAACCATAGCGGTAACACCGTTGGTAACATAGTTAGCGATGTTACCAATCTGTTTGAGGATCATGTTACCCTGCTGAGCATGACCACTGATAGTAGACACCAAACTACCACCAGAACCCACACCCAAAGAACCGATTTGAGTGCCCAGTTCTGTGAGCATTCTCTTCAAGTCCTTGCTGAAACCATCAGAAGCACCACCACTTTGCAGAGGACCACTAGTACCATCAGCAATACCCCCTTCCATAGACGGGGGACCAATCGGGTTGGTATATACGTTGAACGGGTTCTCAACTTCCGCTCTACTGATAGCACCACGGGTCTGCTCTTCACCACCCTCAGGACCACCAGGTGTTGCACCCTGACTCTTTACGAACGGGGATCCACCTTCAATGTTCTGACCTGTGACTGCTTGACGCTGTGGAGATTGGAAAGCATACTCTTCCTTTTCAGCTTCGGAAGAATCCGCGATTGTTGTTCTAGATACATCGTTGTCACTGCCTTCGCTACCTTGTGATCCACCACCTTGTCCAGACTTCTTCTTGAATCCACGGAAGGCACCCATGACACATGGGAGTTGCCCTTCGTCGCCATCCATGAAGAAACCCATGACGAATGCACCCACTTGCAATTCACAAGTAGAACCAGCATTCTTGATCTGAGGTTTATCAGTAGGCAACAAAACTGTTGCCCAAGGAAGTGCGTCGGTGGGAAGATCTTCAAGGTAAGATGAAGAACCATCTTCTCCTACCTTTCCTTTCTGGTGCCAACCTACAATACGTACTTTGACACGACCCAAAGAAGCAGGATCTTCTACGCTTTCAACTTCACCGACCCACCAGTTAAATCCATCTCTTCCAGCAAAATCAGTCTTGGTTCCTAACATTATCAGTAAGTGTATAGTCTAAGGTCCTGGCATTATTTAGACGCACAAACTCAAACATTCCTTCTTCGGGTAGTTTGCCCCATGCGAATTTGCCTGTTTCGGCATCATACCCAGTATCCAAAGACTTATATACTTGTCCATTGAACTGGACTTCACTGACTACTTTGGTGTTCCTGAGAATGCAATCACCATCTAACTCACCGAACCACCATCCATCAAAGTAACCGAATTTCCAAGAACAACTTGGTTCGTTGGTGAGTAAGTTGGTTGATTGAGTGAAGACAGTTACATCATTCTCGTATGTGAGATCCACTTTGAAGTGGCGATAGGGTTTGTCTTCACCTTGGTAATTATACCAGGACTTCATTTCTAGTGTCAAGTCTGCAACTTTCGTATACAGAATGTTGATCGTTGGCCACTTAACTGGGTTCGATTGTGCTTGCTTCTTATTGAGGTAGTGCCCCAATATCATTCTCTCAAATAATGTCATACCATCCAGTCACAATAGTCTTCTCTTCATTGGGTGCTGGCAGACCTTTGTGCATATGTGTCCAGTCTGCTGGCCAAATAAGGGTCAATCCCTTGACAGGTTTCACCTTACATTGCTGTGTCTCAAAATATGTTTCTCCCCCTTCTTCTACATCATTTAGATAAGTCATCCATGCCATGATTCTATTGGCACACTGTGGATGACTACTTCCCCTTTCACAGTGTAATTTCTTGAAACCTCCATTGGGAGGATACCATTGAATGTTGAAATCTTCTACAAGATCCCACTTTATTGTTTTGAGTTGAGGATAGAAGTCGCAATATATCTTAGTAACTTCTGCTAGTTGATCAATGAAGTCAACAATCCTCTTGTCCTTGATGTACCGTGGTACTGTCAAGTCTATTGAATCCTTTATATCCTTGTCGATCCCATTGCCATGGTGTCCTGGTTCCTTATTCAAGTAATCGCATGTATTGAAGAAGTCAATTACTCCATCGCAGACTTCTGGACTGATCTTCCCACCACCAATAAAACTGTAAGGTGCATCTATATCTAAGTAATCCATAAAGCCTCAAAGAACCCTGTCTCTCAACCCTGACAGTGTTGATTATAATGATTTATTCAGTGGTTGTCAAACGTCGTAGATTCTGCACTCGTCAGACTCAGGGTTCTGATCGCAGTACATCTCAAACGCGGTCGGATCGTGTTCGTCATTAGGATGCTCTGTTTTCCAGAGAGCGAGATCACCAAGCTCCGATTCCAAGTGGCGGCGGCGCTGTGCTGATGTGTTTGGATTATTGAGCTCGTCAATATCCGCTTGGATATGCTTATCGATATTTTCCATTTGATACTAGAATAGTATGGTACTATTTATTTCCCTTGTTCTGGGGGCTTACAGGGAGACTATCGCGGCATAAGTAGAGTTCGGTCGTCATACCCTGCTGGTTGTAAACGTGCTTGACACCTTTGATAAGATACTTACCTGAAAACTGTCTGTCCTTACCCAGTTTGTTCTTATTCTTCTGGATAGATTCTGGGATGACCACCTTGACCACACCACCTGCATAGACTGCTGTGTTACCTGGTACAGTAATAGTGAGGGTGTGAGTATTCAACAAGAACCATCTTTGGTTAGCATATGATGCTGCCACCAAAATACTAGAACTCTCTTCTTCTGCACCACCATCAGGTGCATTTGCTTGTTGCTGTGTCAACTTGGGCAGAATCTTCAACTTAGTTCTTGTAGGAAACTCAGTCTCAAATTCCTCAGTGACTGTCTCATCATATGGGAATCCCTTTTCTAAGGTAGATGCCTTATCGAAAATACCTCTCAATCTATTGACAACAGGACCAGTAACTGTACCTTCTGGTTTACCACCACCTGTGGTTGCACTCGCTACTGGTAGAGCACTAGATGTAGGTGCTGCCATGACAATACCAAAGGTTGCTGTTTGATACACACCCTGTCTCAGTTTTTCCAGTTGATTTGCTCTGTCTGGATATTTGATGCTCTCAATCTTGAACATGTTCAGAACAGGATCATCGTCATTGACGTTCTTTTGTCCGTACTTATACTCAGCAATCACACCTCCTTCACAGAGCATATCGATAGACTTGAAGTGGTATCCATTCTTGTTCTGATAGAACACGAAACCAGACTGTCTCTTACCGATGTTACCTTTCTGAGTCTTAGCACCACCTTTTCCTTTGGTTCCTTTGCCAGGAGAAACTCTACTTACCTTGTCTGTAAGGTATGATATACAGTCAACAGGTCTCCAATTAGGAGCGACCACATTCATCGGAGTGTAGGGTTCAATCTCAATATCCTTCTTGGATACTCCGAGATGATCTTTCAACATTCTCTCTACAACATCACTCTTACCATTCTTTGCACCAAAGAGACCGAAAGCACGGTTTGCTTCGTTCTTATACATTTCGGGAGCACCGAAGTGTAGGATATACATCTTGGCACGTTCACTCTTGATGACACTACCAATCTTATACATCTGCAAGGTTGCTTTGATCTTACCATCCTTAGCAGACTTCTTGCTGTCACCCTGACTAGCAAAAGTTTCAAACTCGATGTCTAACTTTTCAGTACCAAACAATCTAGCGTCCAAGTCAGTAGAATCCAAGATCGCCATGTCTAATCTGATGAACGGAGAATCAATAGACTCGAACCATGAGAACTCAGAGATGACACCTTTGATGTCTAGTTTCTCGTCGTCTCCACCTTTGAGGTGAAGGTCTGCCTTAATTAGTTTATATGCTTTGGAATCTGCCATTACGCGATACTAACTGGTTCTGCAAAGATCTCGGCGGTGAGACCGAATCTAGGTCTAGCATATGCATTCGCTGGAATCACATATGGTCCAGAAGCAGGCATGTCTACTTCTGCTGCTGCCTGCTGTGGTGGGGATGAGTTACCACCAGCAGCAGGGAGTTGTGTACTAGTTAGGCTAACATTCTCACCCGCTTCTGCCTTTGCTGCATCCTCTGCCTTCTGCTTTGCGGCGAGTTGATCACCACTCCTGGGTCTGAGGTCAGACTGATCGATACCTGCTGCCAAACCACCAGACGGCGTTCCACTACCCATCTCCTGAGCATCCTGAACATACTTTTTGAGGATGTCCATCTTGCCCATGAGTGCTTCCATGGGATTCTTTTTCTCCTCACCATGTGCTGTTTCCTCACCAGTCACAGGATCAACTGAGACACCACCAGTGTTTGAAGATACTTGTGTATCATTAGCAGTTCCCTGAGCAGTAGGACCACCACCTTCATAGTCACCCCATCCCATGCCGTCGAAGATTCTTAACTTACCATCTTTATTGACAATATCACCAGTCACATACTTCTTATTAGGATCAAACTTAGGATAACCACCACCACCTAATGCTTTCATCATCTCATCAACACCAATGTGAGCAGCATTACTACCCACACCTGCATAGTATGACTCACCTTTCTTGACTGCTCTTCTGTGACCCTGCATATCCTTAGGTACAGGAACTGCTGCCCAGACCTTAGCGAGTCTGATCATTGCTTCCTGAGGATTGTCCTTCATCATTGCAGGTGTCACACCTGCCTGTCCTTTCTCGATCAGGTGAACAGCAATCTTCGTCTGGTTCTGAGCATTATACTTATCAGTCATCGGATTAAGTCCGACTGCCTTTGCTCTTGCAACCAAGTATCTAGGGAGGTTCTGCCACTTACCTACGGCACCTGTTGCCTTCGCAGCAACCTGTGCGATTGTCATGTCTGTTGCACCAGGAAGTGTCGTACCAGGTGCCATAGCATCCCACTTACCGCGAGACTCTTCTCTTGCGATCAGATCTAAGACAGGAGCATACACACCACCAGATGCATATCTCTTACCAGACTTACACCAGGGACAGAAAGAACCAGAGACACCTAAGTTGAGTGTACCACCTGTTGCCATTTCTTTGGCATCAGCAGCATAGTCTCCAATGAGTCCAGCATTACCAGTGAAGAATGCTGCCATCTTCTCGGCAGACAGATATGAACTAGTAGAGTCAAAAGTATTAGTAGTGCTACCCTCACTACTACCTGACTGGTTGTTAGTATTGGTGGCATTGTTCTTGGTGCTACCTTTACTTGCTGCTGCTTTGGCGGGGTTAGGAGATCCTGCATCGGGAGGAACAGGAATCTGTTTCATACCAAGCATCTTTCTTACTTGGTTACGAATGATATGACCACCAGAACCTTTCGCACCATCCTTAGTCAGGTGCCACAAGTCCCAACGTGCGCCATCACCACCCCATGCAGTAGGACCATAGTTGTCATTGCCAGGCAGTTGTCCATCTTTACCAGATGCTGCCTCAGCATGGGTCATAATGTTCTTGATATTAATATCACTTTCTTTCCAACCACGCTTCTTAGCGATGTCAGCGATCTCTCCTGACAAAGATGAAATCTGTTTACCAGAAGGCCATACATAATTACCGCCAGATCCTGCCATGGCAGCAACTGCCATACCAATACCTTGACCGTTTCTTAGATAAGTGTGTGCAACACCAGATCTCTGGTCATATGGGTGAGCACGATAGATGCTACCATCACCCTGAACAATAGAGTGATACTTACCTGACTGTTTGAAGTTACCGCCACCAGCAGTCCAGTGGAGGAAGATCTTACCACCCTGTGCTAATGCTTGTAGGACACGACCACCCATCGACATGGGTCTGCCATCGTGCTGTGCCAGACGATTCTCTTCCTGAGAACCATCACGGCGTGGGTTTGTTGTACCAGACAGTTTACCACCCTTTGCGAAGGTAGGGAGACTGTACCCTCCTGCCTTTGCCTGCTGCATTCTCAGACTGGTCAGACCGTTTCTTCCACCAGAAGTTGCAGGTGTGTTGAACGGAATCACGAATGCATCACCACCAGCGGAGCGTCTGCCTACCCACTCAGTACCATGACCAATGAAGGATGTAGATGCACCACCATCTAGTGATACAGGATAACCAGACATAGGTCCAGTAATCCATCCACCACCTGCTGCTTTCTTCTTAACCTTACCACCGTCTGCCTTCTCGTCCAGACCCTCATCGGAGAACATGTCACCGCTCATAGGAGCGCCAACCATGCCACCATTCTCTGAGGTTTCATCTAGTTCTGTCTTACCTTTCTCTACGCCTGGGGTGTTTGCCTTGTTGCCCAGAGCAATACCTAGTGCTCCGATGCCAGCAATACCCATCAGTGCCCATCCCCATCCAGTTCCCACAAGGAAACTGACGACACCTTTCATCACATTGAAGACTGCCATCCCCAATTTACCCATGAATCCAAAGACAGCATTCGCTAATCCTTTGGACCCAAGACTACCCATCAACTTGAACAGAAGTCCAAGTCCTAGTTTAGCAACAGCAGCAGGTGCAAAGATAAGACCCAGTGCTGTTATAAATTTGATGATACCGAAGACACCTTCAAAACTGAAAGGATTCTCCATGAATGCTACGATACCATCCAGACCCATGTTGATCAGGAATCCATAGGTATCCTTCAACCAAGTACCAATCGCCTTGATTGCTTCGAGCATCTTCTTGATCTTCTCTATGTTCTCTGGTTTAGAGAACCAATCAAGAATTTCATATAGAATCAGTGTCCTAAACAGACCACTGACTAGTGATGCCAGTCCCTTGAAGAATCCGAAGGCACCAGCAGCAACCTTCTTCGACTTCTCACCAAATGTAGATTTCTTATCTCTCTTTCCTTCTTGTAAGTCCTCTGCTTTCTTATCCTGCTCTAATCCTTCTGCCCTCTTCTTCGCTCTCTTTGCATCTTTCAGTCTCTTCTTCTCATCATCAATATGATCCTCACGAAGATTCAGGATCTGTTCCTGTGTCCTCATGTAAGTGCCCATGAAACCCTTCATGGATGTAGTCATCTCCTCCATGACCACACCAATCGAGTTGGTGGTAGCACCCAGACTATTGATTGCCTTGATATTCTTTACAGCACCATCTGTGGGTTGCGTAACTTTCTTACCATCAATAATGACAGTGATACCCTTACCACCTGTGGATGGGGGAGTTACATATTTGTAAAATCTTATCTTTGCCATTAACCGTTAAGGAGGGGAGATGCAGATGGACCGCCAGCGGATTGTTTCTTACCGCCACCAATGACTTGTGTCTGAACGACAGGTTGGACCGCGACCATTAGTTGATTAGTCTTAGGTTCCTTCTCACGACGTGTCTTATCGACAGATAATGTACTCAGTTTGTCTATCTTAGTATTTAGTGCCTCTGTCTCATTAGTTTTGACTGGTTTGAGATCAGAAAGAGGTGTGGATGGTTGTGGGGCAGGAGGAGCAACAGACGGAGGTGCTTGTGGCGGAGTGGGATCAAAGATACCTTGACTAGGTGTTCCACCGCCCATTTCATCAGCGTCCTTAGCATAGCTTCCAAGGATACCTAGTTTCTGAGCAAAGAACTCTGCCATCTTCTGTGCTGACAGATACTCGGTCTTGGCATCTATTGTGGGTTCAGCAGTCTGGTTAGCAGTATCCGTACCACCAGTATTAGAACTGCTGGAATCGCTAGCAGTCTGTGTCGTAGATCCTGGTGCAGTATAGTTGCCAGATCCATCAGTGCTACCACCACCAGTCAGATTCTCCCAGTGCCATGCCTCATGCCCATCAGGATTGTCTGTCTCATATCCAGGAATCTGCTTGAATCCATATGTTCCAGCATTCATCCTCAACCACTTGTATGCACCATTGGTGAACCAGAGGTCAACTGCCTTACCTAGACCATGGTTAGATGTACCAGGGGCAGCAGCAGTGCCAGGTCCAAGTTCTCTATAAAGTTGTGCTTGCTTCTCGTATGTACGATAAGATGAGTTGATTCTGAATGCAGAACCCATCTTAAATCCATCTTCTGATGCCTTTGCCATCATCGCCTTGAACTTAGGCGCGACATCTTTGGCGAGTTTATGTCCACCACCAATCGATGCTAGTTGATCCTCAGGCAATCTACCATTGACAGAACCACCAGAAGCAAACTTACCCCAATCTCTTACAGGATCTTTTGCCGACTTCTTGGTGCTCATCACCATGGGATCGACCATCTTCTTCGCCATCTTATTGTGTGCTCTTACAGCACCACCCACTGCCATCTCAGGGAGAGTCATGGGTTCACCAGTATCACCAGACTCTGCTGCTGATAGCAGTGCATCTTCACCAGGGAATCCACCGTTAGGATCGCGGATCAGTTTTCTCTGTGCAAAGTCACCACCGATCATCTTAGCGATCGGGTCATCAGTCTCAGACAACCAGGGGATCTTATAAAGGAGACCCAACAACTGTTCTGCTGCCCACTCACCAGCGAAACCACCTGCCATACCAGTGATGAAACCAGGTACACCACCAAACGGAGCACCAATAGCAAAACCAGCAGAGTAACCTAGCAGACCACCTAATGCTTTAAGTAAAGCGTTAATAGGTGATTCACCAAACATACCATAGTCCATGAGTGCTAGGACAGTGGCAACGATCTTATCAACACCACCGATCTTAGCATTTGCTTTTGCTGCTTTCAAGAACTCACGCAGGTTCTTGAATCCAGGGTTCTGGAATCCTGCCTTAATAGCACCACCGATGGATTCTTTCACCTTGTCCATCTTGATACCACCAAAAGGACCCTTCGGTGGGGCGTTGGCGAGATCCTTGACCTTCTTACCAATAGGATTCTTTTCTAGGATAGGACCAACAAAGTCCTTGACCTTCGCCATCGCCTTGTCGCGAAGCGCAGCAGGATTCTTCGCCAGTTCTGCAACATCACCAATCATCTTTCCTGCTTTGGCACCGAAGTCCCAAATACCCTGACCCATGCTCTTGACACCACCGATCAGTCTCTCGCCACCCTCAGCAAACCACTTGTTTAGATTTTGGAATGCACCAACAGTAAATGAACCAACTGCCTTTGCACCAGTTACAGTAGCATCGACTGCTCGACCTGCAAGTCTCTGACCTTTACCAAATAGGTCACCCAGAGCGCCCATGACGCCCTTGCTGGTTGCTACCTCTTCTGCTGCTTCGGATGCTACCTTCTTGCTACTTTGTTCTGCAAACTCAGCGCCAGTCTTCTTCGCTACATCATCAGCATTCTGAGCAACTGCTCTCTTAGTAGCATCATCTGCACCAGCAGGTAACAGATCCAACGGATTAGGACACAGAGCACCAGCGACCCCACCTAGACCACGACGACCACCACGACCGAATCTTCTTCTAGCAGCTCTATCACCAAATCTTCTTCTATATCTCTCTCGTGCAGTTAGTCTTCTACCAGAACTATCTCTCGATCCTCCACCACCGCCACCGCCACGACTTCTCGGTGTTTGCGACTTTCGGAATGCTTCACCGATCTTACGCATCGCCTTGAAGTCGCCAATCAACTTCCAGGGCATTAGGATACGAGATCCTACAAAGATACTTGCTAATCCTGCAACGATTTGCAGAACACCAAATACCTTATCAAGACCATTCTCAACGGCACTCTTGTCAGGATCATTACCAAATACTTTCGTGATCCCATCAAGGACCTGAGTCATCCCCCACTTGGTAAACCATCGAGCAAGATCCCATATACCCTTGAAGAACTTCAAGAGTGTCTTGATCTTCTCTAAGTTTTCTGGTTTGGATAACCAGTCTAGTACACCCAGAGCAAGGAATGGAGCAACCAACTTGATCAGTCCACCCATGAGCATCTTCATGGGACTGAACAGGTTCTTCAACCATCCAAACTTAGATTTCTTCTCCTTCTTTGCTTCCTCCTCACCTATCTTCTCTTCTTTCTTTGCACTCAGTCCTTCTTGCTTCTCTTCTGCAAGTTTATCCTGCTGCAATCCTTTCTTCTTGCCCAGCATGTCTTCCTGGGCTTCAATTATCTCTACCTTATGCTTATGCTCTTTTTCTGTAACTTCCTTCTCTCTTTCTTGGAAAGCGAGTACAGAATCAGAGTATGTTGTTACTACTTCTTTGAATTCTTTTGTTAGCAGACCAATGTCAGTCAGAACCACACCAAGACGATTGAAGGCAAACGTTTGTGACTTAAACTGTTTGCCTAACTCGTCTGACCCAAACTGGGGTTTAATGGTTACAAATTTTCTGATCGTTGCTGCCATTATAGGAATGATCCACCTTGTTTTTGCTTGGCACGTTCGCGCTCTTCTTCTTGTAGATATGCTATAAGTAGATTCACGTAAACATCCCTTTCCCAAGGGATCATGTCTTCTAACTCAGTTAGTGAGTATTTGTGGTGTTGCATTAATGCAAAGTTAGTCTTGAACAAGTTCATGAGACTATCATGCATTAACGCTACGCGAAAAAAGCCGCGAGTCCTTCCAGGATGATGGTGTTATCCACCTTGGTTTTAGGATTCGTTACCACGAACTCATGCCTGAGTTTAGGCATTGTGTCGAAGAACTTTTGAATAGATTGGAACTGTTCACTATTCATCTCACCGAGGAAATCCTTTGCTTCTTTCTTAGTGAAAGCCTCATAGGTTTCATCTCCATCGTATACTTTTTCAATGCAGTCGGCAGCAAGTTCAAAGACATCTTCAATGTCAGGATCTTCCTTCATGTTGGTGTCGATGAATGCATCGAGTGAAGGATACCTCATCTGTACCTTGACAGTATCAGTGAGTTTGACGATCTTCTTGTGATCCTTAGGAACATTGACTTCAATCTCATCGAGATTCAGTTGAACATCAACCTGAGTCTCTCCATCATCTTGACATGTTACTTTGAATTCACTAACTTCACCAACTGCTTTGGATCTGATCTTCAAGAAAAGATACTCGATCTCAAACGTGGCAAGTTTCTCAACATTAGGAACGTTGGTACATGCTTTAAGGATTTGCTTCACTGCGCGAATCATCTCCTTCTCGTTCTGGGACTCCATCGCGAGATAGAGGAGTTTTTCTTCTTTTACAAGAAACGGTCGGTATGTGACCTTAGTACCACTGACAGGGAGTTTACACTCGTAATCAGGCACTACAAGTTTAGGTAAAGGCATAATCAGAAAATGACGATGTAATTATTTAGACGAGTTATCCGATGCTGAATCTCTGTACATCGGGGTTACCAGAACCTTCTACTCTGGTTCTAACTTCACTAAACGTGAATGTTTCTGCTCTACCACCCTTCGTTTTCAGGGTCTTGGGAGATACTTGGTCGAATCTGTAACGCTCGAAGTAGAACTGAATATCCATTTGCAGAAGTCCAGTCTGTTCGTTATCAAACGTTTGAGTGCTGATGTTAGTGGGGAATGCACCAAACAGTTTCCACACACCAGTTGCTTGCATCGGATGCATTCCTTTTTTGCTATTATCTCTATTCTGCTTCAACTTAAAGTTAGCACCATGCTCCCATTTGACGATCTGCAAATCAACAACATAATCATCATAGAATGCTACGCTATTATCAGAGTCAGAAGCAGCAGAGTGTAACCATGCTTCAAAGAAGTCTCTATGCATCTGGTCCTTTGTGACCAAGAATGAGATAGTAATCTCCGAGTTAGTCTGACCTGTGGCGAAGCGACGCATCATACCATAGTTATTGATTTCGCTTGTCGTCAATGCTCTACTTGGTGTAGTAACAGAAGAAGCATAGTAGTTGATAGTCTCATAGACTCTTTTAATACGACCACCAGACACTGCACCATTACCACCGTTACCGAATATGGGAGGTGCAGGAATCATAATTTGAAACAGGTTAGTGGTTGCTGGTGCCAGGGCATTAGTAGCAACCAGATCTCTGAATGTATTAAATCTATTGGGACTTCCCACTATTGTCTACTCCAAATGATGGAACTAGGAACGTCAAGATATCGACCCACAACATTCATAGTAAATTGCTCCAAAGGGAGCGGATACTTCATATCTTTAAGGTCAGCAGATGAGACCGTCTTGATATTACTTGCATTTGACATAAAGTATTTATGGTGGCAGCGACGAGGATATGATACGGATCCCCCGCCCCAAGATTTAGCAACAGATATTCTGGTGCTAGGTCTAAGATAATGTATGTTTCCACCAGAGAACTGCTGGTTTGCCATGTCAATATCTGTGATCAGTACCATCGGGTACTTGTCATAGAATGGCAGATCTTTGGTTGCCGCAGAGTATGCAAAGAATATAACGTCACCTACCTTGAATCCTTTTGAGTCTTCCAACCCATAGAATACCTGAGACCTATACCAGTCCTTAGACTGCTTGCTCCCTCCTGCTAGTTCTTTAACGTCGTTGAAGATGCTCATACCTTTAACTCGTGTTCTGTAAGTATCATGAATTCCATCTTACGATCAGCACAGTATTCTCTCGCTGCCTTCCACTTCGCATCATTGACAGCGTAGGTTTTCACCTCATTCAAAAATCTTTTAGTAACTCGTTTTTGCTTCTTGGGGGGAATGGTCTGCTTCGACGGTTTAACCTCGATAATGAACCTCTGAGTCCTTCCAGTCCTGGTCCGTGCTCTGACGTAGAAGTCTGGAAAATAGCGATGAACCCTATTATCGACAGGACTAACATACGGGATGACAATCTCTTCACTGCCCCACTCCAAGACGTTTTCGTTCTTATCACACCATACCATAAATTTTCTTTCCCACAAACTCCTATAAATAATATTTGTGGGATCTCCCTTATACTTATGAGTGTTTGATGGTCTAAATTTTCCTGAATAACTCATGGCGAAGCAAGGCAAAAAGTCTAAGAATCAAAACAAGTCTCAGTCGAAGGGGGCGAGGAGTGGTGGTAGACTTATTTATCCATTGCAGATGCCCCGTGGACCACGAGGTAACAATGATGGATCGATTTCGCGTGACCGTACCTTTGGTACGGAGCAAATGGATTATCTGAAACTGATGATCTATGATTCTGAGAAGACTAATCAATATACCTATTCAGGAAAAGGCAAGAACCCTGGTTCTACTGGTAATAAGGACGCTATCCTTAAAACTATCTACCTGTACCTCCCACATGAACTGAACGAGACTTATAGCACCTCTTATGATAAGGTTGCATTGGGTCCTTTCGGTGACATTGCTGTGGAAGCAATGAGATCAGGCAATATCGACAACATCGCCCAGAACATCCAGCAAGGTGCTAAGAACGCCAAACCCGAGGTTGCTTTCAATGCAGTCTCTGGTATCTTCAATGGCGCTGCTAGCATGTTTGGTGTTAGTGGCAACATGAACAAGAACCAACTTGCTGCTTTGGCGAAGGGTAAGGTGTTCAACCCATATGAAGAAACAGTCTTCAAAGGTGTGAACTATCGTTCTCACAACTTTAACTTTGCGATGGCACCACGCAATGCTGAGGAAGCACAAGCGATTGAGAACATCATTACAGCACTGAGAGACGCCATGCTGCCTAACATCAGTGGTGATGCTCGCTGGTTGACCGTTCCTAGATTCTTCCGATGCGAACTGGTGAGATACACGCCTGGTAAGTCAGCAACCCAAGCAAAATTGAATGATAAACTCTCTGCCCCTGAGAGAATGTCTGTTCTTCTGACATTCCCAGTGAACATGGTCCTCACTAACATGCAAGTTAACCTGACACCATCAGGTCAGCATACATCTCTTCGTACTGCAAACATGGATGGTGTTGATTACGGTCCTGCCAGTTACAACCTGCAACTCAGTTTTGATGAGACTGCATTCATCACTCGTAATATGTACAACGGCGGCAAGAAATCACCATGACGCATTACTTCGGATACCTACCTAACGTCAAAGTACGTGTTTCTTCGTTTAGAAAGAATAACGTTGAACCGTTCGTTGCTGCAAAGAATATCTTCCGTAGAGTGAAGATCAGAGATCAGATCCAAGACGATATTCTTGGTTTTGAACAGTATACTGTCGGAAACAACGAAAGACCTGATCAGGTTGCTACTGAATTGTACGATGATCCTGAATTAGACTGGATAGTCCTTCTCTGTAACAATATCATCAATATCTACAATGATTGGCCGATGAGTGAGAAGGAACTTTACGCATATGTGGCGAGTCGATACAAGGATGTGAATGGTGTTCATCATCATGAGACATATGAGGTCAAAGACAATAATGGTAGGACCCTGATGAAAGAAGGAAAGGTTGTAAACTCTACTTTCCAATATACCACCACAGATAACATCACTGTCGTTCCTAGCGTATATCCTGTTTCCAACTACGATCACGAAAGAGCCATAAATGACGAAAAGTCAAATATTTGGGTTCTGCGTCAAGAGTACATTGATGACTTCGTTGATGAATTTGAAGAACTTCTTCAATATGCTCCAAATGCAGAATTGGGCGATGGAGAGGATATTAAGATGACACCAAATGCTGTGGAAGAGATCTTTATCGATAAGAAACTCATTTACACCACAGAGTACGGTCTGGCACCTTCTCTGGCATTTGCTGGACAGCAAGAATTGACCAACAGAACGATTACGACCACAACACTCGATTCTGGCGCTACTATAACTCAATCAAACAATCAATCAACGAGTTCTACACTCGTGAACTCGTCTGGTGTGATAGCAGGCACCACAGACTCTTCTAGCACCGCTCAGAGCAGTTCTAGCAGCAGTGGATCAAGTGGCAGTTCTAGCAGCAGTGGATCGAGTGGTAGTTCTGGCAGCAGCGGCGGTTACTAAAACAGACCATTATCTTTTCCATATTGTAGCAATTCCTTCAAATGACCCACATGTTGCGCTCCAAGTGCAATTTGTGGGTATTCTGCTTCTGGACCAAATTCTTGCTCAAATGCTCTTTGTGTGAAATGTTGATTTAGGCGATATTCGAGATATTCACCACCTAGGGACCTTAGCAAAGCTTCTGCCCTTTCGCATTCTTGACTGCCGTTAGAGTAAACTACTGCTGTTAGTGGAATCATTAGTCGCGTTGTCTCCAATCGTCTGGTTTGTCTTGTTTGAACCAATCTACAATTTCGTCTGCACCTGAGAACCCCGTTTTGTAATTAGATGGGTCGGGGTCGCCTAATCCCATCTTATTCATAAAATCGTCCATACTGCCCTCCTGAATATCCTGAGCAGCGGCACGACGTGCTTTCCTTAACCATTCACGAGCGGTAGTGTTTGCTTTGGACAATTTCTCTGCCCAAATCATGTCTTCAAGTTTGACTTCTTCCTTGTTGGCGATCTTTTTGCAGATAAACTCTAATCTGAGTCTGTACTGGGTTGAGAGCATACTTCGTTGTCCGCCAGATAGTGTTCAAGTTGGTTGATGCGTTGGAATCGCTGATATGCTGCCTCAGACCGTATATGGAGGATATACTGAATATCGTCCATAACGAGAGTAGGGTCCACACCGTCTTCCAGGTACTTATCGATAGCTTCCGTCAAATACCGTAAACGGTGCCACTCTTGGGAGTAGGGTTTATACATGATGTGGGATTATGCTACCAAAGAACTATACACAGAACTCGTGGTTCTGTCAAGTATTTATGAAAAACCCTGGGGGCAAAAAAATACCCCGAATTTTTTTCGGGGTATTTCTGAAACGAAAGGTCGTTTTTGGTTTTACCAGTCTAATCGATGACATGGAACTCGTCTGTCTCTCACTACCTCTTTGTAGTGACCATAGATGTAGACATCACCTCTCCAACGTCCAGGGACCCACTTGGTTCGACGCACCTCTTTGATACAAGTCCTGGGACGAATGTACTGTGGGCGATCGTGATAGTGGTGGACTTCAATCCTATGGTCATGGTCAAATGGTTCCCAGAAATCATTCCAGGTGATTGCCTGAGCAGGAGAAGCAAACCCAACTAGCAGCACCGAAGCAGCGGCTAGTTTTGCTTTGAGAGCAGAACGACGCTTCTTTGCTTGACGCAGTGCTTGGGGTTTCAAGGTACGCTTTGCCTCTTTTTTAGAGTGGTGTTGCCAGTTGGGTAGTTTCATTAGTCGTTAGCTAGTTTGGCAAAGTATTCAAGGTCAGGATCGCTGTCCTCACTCAATGATTCTACACTCTTACCGAACCCAGCACGGAAGGATGAGGTCGGTTCGCTAGGTGTCACATCAGGAGCGTTGAAGTCATCAACGCTGATGGGATCCACCTCTTCTTCATCGACTCGTGCAGCACGGGAGGTCTTGCCAAGGACAAGGTTCAGACGTGCTTCCAGTTCCTCGTAGGACTTGAAGTTCTTAGGGTCGGTGAAGTCAGCAAGAGAGTATTGCTGGTTGTAGATCTCTTCAAGTTTGTCATCATCAAAGTCACCCAGTGTGCTACCAGCAGCGAACTCGGAACGATCGTAGTTCCAGTAACCGTCTTGCTTGACGATCTTCAACTTGAAGTCAGCACCTTCCCAGAAGCAGAAAGGATTGATGGGTTTCTCATCCTCAAACTGAGGTTTCATTGCCTCAACAATCTTGTCGTGGATCTTCTTACCATACTTGTAGAGGAAGACACGACCTTCATTCTCAGGGTGAAGGGGATCCTTGACAACATAGATGTTGGAGTAGTAAGACAGCTTACGCTTCTGCTTACGAGCAATCTCCTTGTCAGAGTCAAGACCACTGTTCCAGAGGACTCGGTTCAGGTCACCAAGAGGATCCTTCTGACCGAGAGTGGTCAGGGAGTTCTCGATGTACCAACCACCAGGACCTTGGAAGGCGTGAGACCAGACCTGTGCCCAGGGCAGATCTTCACCAGTGGGAGCAGGAAGGAAACGGATGACAGCATAACCGTTACCTGCTTTATCAACCTCTGGTTTCCAGAGGCGTTCGTCGGGTCCATTGCCCGAACCTTTGCTCATCTTGTCCAGTTCTTTGGTCAGAGCGGCGATAGAACCGCTGGACTTTTTGAGCGATGCGAAAGACATTGTATTCTCCGTGTGTGTTTTGTATTTGGTCTGTGTACCCCGTACGCTAAACAGGGTACTGTATTTAGGCGAGGAGAAAGGAGGAGTAGTCTTGACTCCTCACCACCTCAATAATATACGGCATAAAAAAGGGGGTGTCAACCCCCTTGAAGTTCTTTTTTCCATCCGATCAACTTGTCTTCCATGACCTGTAAGATCGCTAGCAGGTTACCCTGCCCTCCTGTGTAGATGGATGACACCGTGTCGATCCTATTCTTCATGGACTTGACCTCGGACTCGTCGTCCCCTTCCTCTTCAACATAGTTTGCCATCATCTCTAAGCGAGAGTAGAAAACTTTCTGCTTAGCAATGAGTTCTAGTGTCTTGTTGATGTGTTCAATCTTCTGACCAGGATCAAAGTTCTCAAAGTCCTGAGACATTTTGAGCAGGTCAGTGTATGTTGATTGCAATTCGTTCAGTTCTTCTTGAACGATTTCTGACTTAAAGAATTCGTCAGTCATAGTTTTCCTCCTACTACCCCACTGTTAACGACGCGGGTGTAATCGTCTAGTGATCCATCCTGAATACATTTCAGATGCCAACGGGAGACTGTGAGAACTCCCTCATAATTAGCACCAGTAATGAAGTGTTGACCCAGTGGGTCCTTCAAGATAGAAGTGAAGAGACCAAAGCGTGTCTCTTTAATATAGAAAGCATCATCGATCCACTCAACGTCCAGAGGAATCTCTTTCTCTACTGTACCCCCAAAGGATTGGGAGAGTTTAGAGCGGGAGGATCCCACGACTGGTTCGTTTGATGCAGTTGAGTTGTTGGGCATTGGCTTTGATCTTGTCTTTGAGTGGTTTGCTGATGAGTTTACCTACCAGTTCAAACTCGATCTCATACTCTTCACATACTGATGCGACTGCTTCGATGTAATTGATGAGACCGTTGTTGTTCTGCACTGTATGTTCTACGAGGGCACTGAACTTGTTCTGTGTCATGAAGTTTTCTTCTAATTCTTTCACTTGATACTCTCCTGAAAGAATCGATAGTCTTTGATCCATTGGCAGAGCGTATCAATGTATGGTATCTTATCATACTTTTCAACGACCTGCGTCTGTCCGTCTTCCGCAACAGAAAGTGTCACAAGTTTCTTGACCTCAACACCAGTGCGTTCCCAATACATGTAAGCATACGCTGCTTCCTGTACGAAATACTTCTCCAACCAGGACTCCTGTTTGAGTTCCTTAGTTGTCTTGAAGTCAATGATTGCTAGATCGCCATCAAACTCAGCAATACAATCAACACGGCCAGCAACGCATAGATCATCAGAATAAAGAGGGGCTTCAAGAACGTGAACATTATCAATACGATCAAGCACCTCACGAGCAGCCCTGAAAAGGATCGCGGGTAGACCCGTGCTCTCTTTAACTGCTTCCAGATTCCCCTTGATGTAGTTCTCGACGATGCCATGATACTTAGTGCCTCTCCATGATGATGTACGACGGATCTTCTCCGCCTCAGTCCAACCAACTCGCTTCTCCCACTTCCTGATACCCTCGATGGATTGATGACCAACGACAGTAGTCACAGAAGGATACCAGTTACCATTAGGTGACTTGTAGAAGCGACCTTTCTCACCTGTCTTGCTTTCAAGTTCCTGTAACTCACAAGCAGGACCAACATGATTAAATGTCTTCATCAATTAAACCCGAGATTATTTTTGGAGATGAGATACTCACGAACGATACCAGAACGTACGATGTCTTCAATCCCAAACTCCACACACTCAAACGAGGGCATGGTTTGAAGGATCTTCATGAAGTCTAGCACACCAGTGCGCTCGTTGCTCTTGATGAGGTCAGACTGGGTGTAGTCACCAGAGAAAATAATCTTGGCGTCTTCACCAACACGGGTGATGATGGAGTCTAGTTCGTGGAAGTTTAAGTTAGAGAACTCATCCACAATTATAATGCACTTGTCAAGGGTAACGCCACGGATGAATGACGTTGACCAGAAGGAGACAGTCTCTTGTGCTCTGAGATTATCGTAGAGCATCTCGAAACTATTATCATCAGGCATGGTGAACATGTACTTCACCATATTCTTGTATGGAATCTGGTACAGGTTACTCTTATCCTCATGGTCACCAGGCAGGAACCCGATCTCTCTGGTAGGCACCAGCGAACGGACCATGTAGATCTTCTCGTAAGGAGACTCAGGATCTAACACCTGCTGCATGGCAAGGTAGAGACTGATGAAAGTCTTACCTGTACCAGCGGCACCGTGCAGCACCAGATTCTTCCCCTCGGCATATGCATTGAACACCTTCTCCTGATTATCAGTCAGGGGTTCGATAGTTTTAAGGTGGTCAAGGTTGATCGGCTTTTTCCGTCTCATTTGTTTGGCTGTCATACCATTCATGTTCGGAGTCTTCTGACGCTTTCTTGCTGCTGGCATATCAAGTGTATCGTGAAAGGTTAGCACCAGGGTGAGCCTGTTGGATCTTAGACATTACATCTTTGAATCCATCTGACTGCTTTGGTTTACCATAGGTAGTACCGTTGATTTGATTACCAAAGTACCGTTCTAATTCTGGATGCTCTGCCTTGTATTTATCGAGAGCGTGAATAGACATTACCTCAGTAATGATTTCACCTGTTTCTTTGTTTCTAAAATCGTAGGTAGGCATTGTCAGTTCCTATTCTGTGGTTGTGCAATGGCACAGATATACTTTGCCGTTGGCATGTCTGCCTCAAACAATTTCTTTGCCTCGTTCTGAGATGCTGCCATGACACTCTTGAAGTGATGACGATTCCCTGTACTGTTCAGGGTGTAGCAAATCTGATAGGGATACTGTTTCATGGTATAAGAAGTGCAGATTGATAGCAGGGATCCTCTTGCTCAGGGCAATCACATGTGCTGTCACACCAACCCAATGCCTCAGCAACAGTCGGGAACTGACATACAAAGTGACGCTTACAGAGTTCAGCGATCTCCATGTGTTCTTTCTGTGTACCATTAGCAGTACGCAGATTGATATAATGGATCCATGACCTGAGATTTCCTGTCATGTAGAGTTTTGTTCCTACGGCGAGGGGAAGCACGAAGCGAGCACACTCCTTTGCAATATCATCTTCAAGCATCTGTTGATAGAGTTCCATACCACGCTTGAAGTAATCTTGCATGAGGATCTCATACTTCTGAACCAGAAAAGGATCCAGGTCATCGATACTATTCTGCCTGTTCTTGGTGTCTTGACGACGCAGTTCAGGCAGTTGGATGTCACCCAATTCAGATGAGTCTGCATAGCGTTGAGAAAACTCTTGGAAGCAGAACGAACGGTGCCTCAGAATTTGAGCTGCCAGTCCCCTGGTAGTCTCAATCTGTAAGGTCATCGATGCCTGCTCAAACACAGACCAGTGTCCATGCTTGATGCAATACTTCAACAGACCACCAACCTTAGGGTTGTCCTGGTTTGCTGGGTTGCTCACGCGAGCAATGTAACCGATAGTTTTCTCTGCATCGGGAGTGACAGAGACCAGACATACTTGTGGTTTCATTTCAGTAAGAGTTTAGCGACGAGGTATAGTCCCAAGGATTGAAAGTATCCTATCACGGGTAGTCCAAAGATGGCAGGCATTGAAACATTCCACGCTGCCCATACAAGAAAGGGTGCGACCATTAATCCACCGAGGAAACCCAACGTGGTGAGTGCCACCATCTTACTGTCTTGATCCGTCCAAGGTTGTTCTTCTTCACCAGGTTTCTTGATGTTGAATGTGTACATGGAGTTCTTCATTTCTTTTTCTTGTCCTTTTGCTGAGACCCATACAGTTTAGGATTAACTCTCCCTTCTGTCTGGGTCATGTTTACAAAGTCATGGCGGTAGTGATCCCAATAATGATCAAAGATATCTACTCTCTTAGGAGCAACAGCAATGTCAAACTTGGTCATACCATCCAAGGTATATTCAATCAAGTAGGCAGTGTAAGGCAAGGACCTGTCTTGACTCAACGATGGGTCACAGTCCTCGAAGAGTATCTTAATCTTCAAGAGCGATTGCCCCACTGAATCTGGGGGAATGCTTCACTAACACATGCCTTGGTAACTTTATACTTCTTACCAAGAGCCTTGTCCTTAGCAGCGATGACAACCTCTGCTTCATCAGGATGCAGACCTTCGAGCAGTTGAATGAACATCTGCTCACGCTTCATGGCACTGATGTTAGATCCACCCTTGAAGAAGTGGTGGAGGATACGTGACTCATGCTCCAATCGTGTGTGCTCAGTGCCAGCAGGTGCCTCGTTCTTATTGTACGGAGGAGCACCCTCAGGCAGCATAGACACGATGGATTCATCGTAGTTGATGATCAGAATAGATTTAAGTGCTTGACTTACGTGGTCTTGCAGGATCTTAACCTTTTCTGCTTTGGTCTTTGCGCTGTGTGCCTTTTGTAGGACTTCGGAGATTAACAGTTTCATATCAAAAGTCGGTGATGTGATCTAGCATTTCGGTCAACTCATGCCTACCAAAGTAGACATACATCTGTCCTCGACCAGGAGGTTCAGTAGTTTCAAACGTATTTATGATGTCATCGTAAACTTGTTTAGGAATGCAATCAAAGTCGATTAATTTCCGATTGCGTTCGTAGTTCTGTGCGGTTACATCATCGCAGAATTGTTCGGGAGACATGTCCAACCACCGTTCAAGTTTTACTTTGGACAGTGGACGTTGACGTTTGCCAGCAACGAAGGTGTCATCATCAGACAGATAGTTAGGGATACCATCACCTCTATCACCCTTAATGATGTGCTCCAAGAGATACTTCTTGGGGTCTAGACACTGGACAAACTTCTTCTGGATAGGATTGTATTGTGAGACAAACTTATACCGTTGAAGTTGTTGGAAGTCTTTGTCACCACTCATGATGAGGACTTTCTGTGGTGGTTGCATGTTGTTCTGCAACCTGATGTTACGGTATGCCTGGTCCTTTACAAGGGATGCGATGACATCATCTGCCTCAGCACCATCGACTTCGATAACCTTGTAAGGAAGATTCTCTTTGATCTCGTCACGAATACGATTCAAGACATCAAAGATCTCATTCCAATCCAGAGAAGACTTCTCTCGATCTTTCTTACGTGTACCTTTATAGTAAGGAAACTCTTTGCGTCGCCAGTAATGCTTGCTGTCATAACAAAGGACCAGTTCACCATACTCCTTACTAAACTTAGAGCGATAGTATCGCAATGAGTTCAGTACCATATGGCGGACTAGTCCTTCGCTGATAGTCTGACTGGTTGACAAAGAAACCATTAGGTTGCTGATGCAAACCTGATTCATATCAACAAGGATCATTAGACCTCAATCGTCTTCGTCATACATCATATCATCTTCGTCATCGATGTGCAAGTAGATCAGAGGCTGGTCAGTCAGTTCTCCGTTCTCGTCATACATCTCAGGATGCATAGCAATCCTAGCGTAGTCTGCACGATCAACCCACACATCAAAGATATGCTTTAAGTTCCAGGATGCTAGGAATCCCAGAACAAAACTTCCGATGGTGAGGAAGAAAGCAATGTAAAGAAATGAAGCATCTGCCATGGCTGTTCTCCCTATGTGGTCTAAGTATTTATGGGAGAATCCAGATAATTCTCCGAGTATGCTACATCCCACAACTCATTGAGGATAGTATCATATTCTTTGTAGTCTGTACCATCTACAATACTGTTCACTTGCTTAGCACGAACAGCATCGTAGATAAGTTTCCATTGATGATGATTCAGATTCATTTCTTCCTCACTTTGGTTCCAGGTTTACGACCTGGTTTACGTTCGGCATGATAATCCCAAGCATCTTTCAAGATACCATAGAGATAGTCCCTGACCTTTCTTGCTTTGGGTTTAGGGAGATAACCATACGCTTCACGTAAGATCTTATCACCTCCCTTGATGTAGTCTTCCAACTCCAAGATGATGAAGTTTAGGTTAGCAGCACACTGACTCTCAATGAAATCATTAGTTTGTCGTCGTGTCCACTTGTTTGTTTTTAGGTATGGGTACAACCTGAACAGGAACTTCTGCTCAGTCATGGCAAGATCTATGGACTTGTCCACGAGTTCATATAGTTCCTGTTCATTATGTTGGGTCATCAGAGGCACTTGTTCTCACGAAGATAGGCAATCGACTCGGTGCATCCACCGATCTTGTTCCCATTGATCAGAACCTGAGGGAAGGTAGCTCGTTGACCAAACTCCTGTCGGAATTGGTCACGAGTGAAGTTCTGATCGAGAACAAGTTCACTATACTGCCAACCTCGCATCCTGTAAACCTCTTTGATCTTTGTGCAGTAGGGACACCCAGGACGAGTGTAGATTACTGTGCCACCAGGATTCTTAGCCATAATAATTTCAGGTAGAGATTAAAAAAGGGGACCGAAGTCCCCTGTATATATTATGTCAACGCTTAGGATCAGAAGGAATACTTCACACCCAGTTTACCACCGTAGCCACGGTCGATGTCGCTGTCGCCAGAACCGACGAAGGAGACTTCACCATAGACACCCAGTTGCTCGGTAGCGGCGAGACCGATGCCTGCCTTACCAGAAGGAACGGTGTCACTATCAGAACCATCGGGAGTCAGATAGGTAGCACCACCCTGAACGTACCAAGAGGCAGACTCACCCAGAGCACCTTCGTAGCCCACATGGAAATCAGTTGCGGCACCAGTGTAGTCAGCGCCAGTCCAACCAGCATTGGTTTCCACGTTAACGTAGGGACCTGCGAGGGCAGCAGACGGAGCCACAACAGCAGCAGTAGCGGCGAGAGTTGCGATAGCAGTTTTGATCATTTCTTTTTACCTGTTAGTTACTTGCGGAATGGTTACCCGCAGATGTATAGGGACTCGACTTGTCCCGTTTGTTACAAACCGTTAAGTCTTAACGGTATATGTATAATACCAGAGAGTCCAAAAATGTCAACCGTGTGACAGTTTTGTTTTGGAATCAAAACATTGAGGTCTCTCTGGGATCATGAGATAAGTGTACCAGGTTCTGGTGGTCTTGTCAATCCTTTCTCAGAGCATTACGAATCTTTTCAACTTGTTCTGGTGTAGGTTCTTGATCCACCACAACAGGTTCCTCAGGCATGTCAGGCACGATCTGTTTGAGTTCTTCGAGTGCCAAAGGAACATCCTCCAACAGTTCTGGATCCTGTTCGAGACGATCCATCTCACCCAACCAACCATAGTGGTATTTCCTCCACGCTTTAAGCATCCTCTTACGACCCTTGGGATCGTCAGGATACTTGCGTAGGATCTTTTGTAGACCTGTCAGTTTCTTGACACCATCCACAATCATACGATCTGTGTTCTTAGATCTACCACCGTTACCAGGACGGTTAGTGAAACCAAAACCTTCTGTCATTAGTAAACTTCCTCAATTTCAATTCTAAATTTAACACGGTCCTTTGTCTTCTGGCAAAGATACCAGAGGTTAGAACTCCTGTTATGTGATTCTTGATAGAACAATTCCTTAGGAGAGTAGGAGTTGTTGAATCTATCATCAGGATCCTCACCGACAGTCTGTACCCTAATCTTTTTAGGTAATTTATCTGGGTGACCAGGTAAGACGTTAGCACCTACGTCCCTAGGGAAGAAAGGTGTTTGAGAACCAAAGAGGTCCTGATAGTCATCAGACTCATCCTGAATAGGTGGCCATACTAAGTCGAACGTTTGTCCAACACCATATGCGTACCCTTCATTGATGACATCCATGATCTCAACACCACATGCCCAGTAGATAGAGTTAGAGTATCTCTGAGTACCCGCAGGCAAGTGAGATGGCATCACTGTATATGGCCAGAATGCCACACGTATCTTACCACTACCACCAACATCTGTCGAGTTCTGCTTAGAACCATACTCACCCAGTCGATAGTCATGCATGAATGACATCTTACTGTACTGTCCATTACTGGTAGGCATGGCTCCTTGTGGGAATCCATCGGTGCTCAGATTGATACCATAAGCATAGTAGTTATCGATAGTCTGCATTGCTGAGTTGAAGTTACTACCACTACCCGCCTTGAACTGAGTGTACCATGCCATGAAACCATGGGTGTTAGACATGTGAACATACGTCCTGAGATTCTCATTATCAAGAACTGGTTTACAGATCAGACCTCTACCATATTCAAACAGTGCATTGTAGAAGATACCACGACCACCTCTGATGTTTGGATTGCCATTGAAGTTTCCTTCACCATCGATGTTGGAACTCATGACATGTCCACGTCGGTTAGTATTCCTCTCATAGAAGTTACCATTGTAACCCTGATTGTCTGCCCACTCTTGACCATCATAGTAGATGCTATTCCACTCTACTGCTTGACCGTTGGAGGAGTTAGCATTGGTATCTATCTGACCCTGATCCCAGACATAAACTTTATCAGTCCATACTCTTCTAGGTTTATCCCAGAGACGGATAGAAAGT